AACACCGCAGATCAACGTGTTGAACTGTATGATGGTAATGCTTGGGGTTCAATCGCAGGTTCATCGGGTGCTGTAAGTATTATTGACGCAACAGAAATAGCAGTGGAATATGCACTAGCATTAGGATAGGAAAAATATGGCAACAAATTTTAGAAACTCTGTAACAAAAAGTGTAGGAACTGTGACTACGGCTGTATACGAAGCCGCACCAGGATCATACACAACAATCATTGGAATGGTTTTAGCAAACTTGACAGAATCAGTTGTAGAAGCCAGTGTAACATTGACAGCAACTCCGGATTCAGTTACAGGATTTATTGTAAAAGATGTTTTAATTGCACCAAACTCTAGTTTACGTGTATTGAACTCAGGAGAAAAATTAATTGTGGCAAGTCAAAACAGTTTAAATGTAAAATCAAACATCAACGACTCATTAGATTGTGTGTTGAGTTACGTGGAGATAACATAAGATGTCAAATACAGTTGGACAGGATACTTCCGTATATCTTCAAAATGGTATCAAAGACAGATACTTTTATGGATTACGAAGAACCGACGAAGGAACTTTATTCATCGGTAAAGTTGACCAACTAGGGTTTAACGATCCTGTGGCAATAAACAATCCAGGAAATATTGATGACAACTTTAAAGAGTTTGATCAAGGTTATGATTTTTATGAAGGTAGAGATTTGAATCATGCCAAACCATTTAAAAATTTAAGATACGAACAATTTAGATGGGATGATGTAAATTTAAATTATTATATTAATTCAGAAGGTGAACTAGTTGTAAGAATAAACAGTAACGTTGGTGATGGAGCAATAACGTATCCACAGACTGACGAATCCGTAACTGTAGAACAAACTGTATTCACTTTGGATAAAACAAATTACTTAATGGATAGTAATGAAATAACATTCGATAGAGGATAAAGTAGGAGGAAAAAACGAATGACACGACAACTTATAAACACTGGTATTATCCCAAATGACGGTCAAGGAGATTCGTTAAGGGACGCTGGTGGAAAAATGAATAACAATTTTCAAGAATTGTATACAGCTCTTGGAAATGGAACAGCCTTAACAATAGTCAACAATAATTTGATTACTGCCACAGGTGCTAACAAAATTACTTTTTTATATTCAACTCTAGCAGAATTACCAGATGCGGCAACGTATCATGGAATGTTTGCTCATGTACACGGTGAGAACGCTTCCTACTACGCTCACGCAGGTGCTTGGGTAAAAATTGCAGATGCGAATAAATCTTTCGGAATGTTTTCAGATGTTGACTTAACAGCAACACCAACCAACGGACAAGCATTAGTTTATGATTCAGGTTCACAAACTTGGAAACCAGGAACTATATCCGGTGGCGGCGGTGGCGGCGGTGGTGCAACTGCATTTCTTGGACTAACAGATACTCCGTCAACTTATTCAGGACTATCAGGTGGTTTTTTACAAGTTAATGGCACTGCTGATGGCTTAACAATTGTTGCGGCATTTTCAATTGACAAACTTTCAGATGTTGACACAACAACTAGTGCTCCATCTTCAGGACAAGTTTTAAAATGGAATGGAACAAAATGGGCGCCAGCAGATGATTCAACATCAGGTGGTGGAGCCGCAGATGCAGGCACACTAGATGGATTAGACAGCACATACTTTTTAAATTATAACAACTTAAACAACAAACCTACAGTTCCATCTTCAATATTAACATTGACAGATACTCCAGCAACTTTTTCAGGTCAAGCAGGAAAAACTGTTAAAGTAAATGCAGGTGCAACAGCATTAGAATTTGTAACAGATTCAGGTGGTGGAGCAAGTACTCTTAATGATTTAACTGATGTAACAATATCAACACCAGCTCAAGGTGATGTATTGTATTACAACGGAACAGGCTGGGTGAAACAGAACGGTCCAACAATGAGATGGGACGTTGGAGCCTCAGGTTCATCCAATTACACTTTTACAGGTCCAGGATTTGCAAGTACAACAAATGATCCTGTGCTATATTTGATGAGAGGACACTCTTACATTTTTGTAAATTCAACAGGTGCTAGTCACCCATTTGAATTTAGAGTATCAAATGGTGGAGCAGAATACACAGCAGGAATAAGTGGTTCCAAAACAGGAACGCAAGTTTTAGAAGTTCCTATGGATGCACCAAGCACACTTTATTATCAATGTACTATCCATTCAGGAATGGGTAACACAATCAACATAGTGAGTTAATAGATAATGGCACAAGTATTTGGCGTAGGCATAGACGAATTACAAAAGACACTCGCAAACAATAGATATTTCTATGGATTGCGTAGAACAGATGCAGGCGAATTATACATGGTGAAATCAGATTTATTAAGACTAGAAGATGGAGTACAATTGAATAGACCAGGAAATATTGATGAAAACTACAACAATTGGAGTAGAGGAGAAGACTTCTTTGAAGGTAGAGATCAACAACATAGAAAAAATTTCCCGAATTTAGTGTACGAACAGTACAAATGGGATGGTAGAAACCTGTTTTATTATGTGAATAAAGAAGGGGAATTAGTATTAAAAGTTAACGAGGCTCACACATATCCAGGATATGTGGAACCTTATAATGGATAAGGAAATAAATACATATAGGAATTAATTCATGGCAGATTTTCGAATAGATAGAATTAGATTTAGATGGAGAGGCGATTGGTCAGCCAACACTCTTTACGTAAAAGATGATGTATTAAGATACGGTGCAAAAGTATTTGTATGTGTTGAAGTACACACATCAGACACAAACTTTTACAACGACTTAAACAACTCAATTCCAAGATGGTCTCAAATGATGGACGGTCAAAGTTGGACTGGTGCATGGGCACCTTCAACGTTTTACAAAATTGGTGAATTGGTTAAAGTTGGTGGTCTAATTTACAAATGTATTGAAGGACACATTTCAAATTCAGATGCGGCAAACGGAGTACTAGGTGACGAATTAAAATGGGTTTACTTTGCACGTGGAGAAGATTGGCAAAGTATTTGGCAACCTGCTACACTTTACAATGTTGACCAAACAGTAATTTACGGTGGATCAATTTGGAAATGTAACACAGCACACACTTCAGGAACTGCAGATGATGGATTACAATTCAATGCGGCATTTTGGGATCAATATTCAAGATCAGACAACTTTAGAAACGATTGGACATCAAACACTTTATACTATCCAGATGATATTGTGTATTATGGTGGTACAGTTTACAGATGTAAAACTGGACACAGATCAGCAACTTCAAACAAATTTATAAATCCTACTGCTTCATATGGTGGTGCGTCAGGAACAGGATTCCAATTCTTTATTTTTAAAACTGGAACAACTTACAATCTGAAAATTACAAACGGTGGATCAACTTATCTTGCTACAGAACAATTTACAATTTTAGGAACAGCATTAGGTGGATCAACTCCAGCCAATGATGCAGTAATCACTATCAGTACAATAAACAGTGGTGCAATAGCAACAGCATCAGTAGATGGTGTAGCAAATGATTCTACTGATGGTTTAGAAGCAAACAGTGGACAATGGGAAACTGTATTCACAGGAATAAGATACAGAGGAGATTACGCTGTTGGAGAAAGATATTCAGCAGGAGAACTAGTAAGATGGTCTCCGGGTATGTGGCAAGTAACATCAGGACACTGGGCAACAAATGAACAAATGGTTGAAGGTAATTTCAATTTATGGGTGCCAGGTTTAGAATTTGAAGCATTATGGAATATTTCTCAATACTATCAAAAAGGTGACGTTGTACTTTACGGCGGTTACACATATGTTGCACTATTAAGTAACGTTGGTGTTACACCTGCAGTTACAGACGGAACAAACACTTGGGAATTACAAATTGTTGGATACACATTCAAAGGCGAATGGAAAGAAACTTATCTAGTTAATAATGCAATTGAACCTTTTCCATACAAAACTGGAGATGTTGTAAGAGCAGGTGGTGATTTATACATTGCTGTAACAGATAATGCAAGTGTAGATCCTAGCACAAGAGATGTTTATGATGCAGGAACAGATAGTCCTTTCCCATGGCAATTACTTGTAACAGGTTATGCTTACAAAGGTCCTTGGAAAGAAACTAATTTAGGTGGCGTATCAGGCGAACAAACATATTTCCCTGGAGATGTTGTTACAGTTGCTGGTACACTTTACAAATGTATTTTAAAACATGAAGCAAATTCATCAGACGCTAAACCACCATTAGATTTTGAATCAGAAAATGTTGGTCCTTATTGGGTATTATTAGCAACAGGACACACTCCAAACGTATTGGAATATCCTGGAGATATTAAAACACAAAACGAAGATTCAACAAGATTAAGAATTGGTTTAGGTACATCAGGACAACTATTAAAAGTAGGTTCAAATGATATTCCTTTCTGGGAAGATTTTGATGTAACACCAAAAGTTTATTATGTTTCACCAGACGGTGAAGACCTTGATTCAAGAGGAACGCAATTAGCGGCTCCTTTTAAAACAATTAAATTTGCTTGTGATTTTATTAATGGCGATTTATCTGCAAGATCACCTGCAACAGTAATGGTTAAAACAGGATTATATCAAGAAGTTTTACCTATCACTGTGCCAAGAGATGTGGCACTTGTAGGAGATGAATTAAGAAGTACTGAAGTTAAACCAGCGGCAGGTTATGAAACTGGTTACAATATGTTCCTTGTAAATAATGGCTCAGGCATAAGAAATATGTCTTTAAGTGGATTAACAGGATCATTAGGACCAGTCAACGAATACGGAACAAAAAGACCAACAGGTGGTGCTTTTGTTTCATTGAATCCTGGTTCAGGAGCATCAGATGCCGCGGCTTGGATTACAACACGATCTTGTTATGTACAAAATGTGTCAACATTTGGAACAGGATGTATAGGTTTAAAAGTAGATGGAGATTTACACAATGGCGGTAACAAATCAATTGTAGCCAATGACTTTACACAGGTTATTGATAACGGTATTGGTTTCTGGGTTAACGGTGAAGGTAAAGCAGAACTTGTATCTGTGTTCACTTACTATTGTCACATAGGTTATCTAGCAACTGCGGGTGGTAAAGCAAGAGCAACAAACGGAAACAACTCTTATGGAGATTGGGGATCAGTTGCAGAAGGTGTAACACCTACTGAAACACCTATTACAGCAAAATTCAATAACAGAACTCAAGAAGCTCAAGTGGATGCAGTTTACAATGATGAAAACGAAATATTTGCTTTTGCTTATGATCATGCAGGACAAGATTACACATCTGCTAATATTACAATATCAGGTTCAGGTCAAGGTGCAACAGCATCAATTAATTATGAAAACACTAGAGACGGTGCCGTAAATAAAATTAGAATATTAGGTCCTGGAGATTCAACTCCAGCAGGTGGTTCCGCTTATACAAGTAAATCAGGGCCAGCAATATCAGGTACTGCTACTAGTATAAAATTAAATGCACAATTCCAAGGAACAACAGCCCAAACAGTTGGACAAAGACTTTATATTTGGGAAGGTACTGGTAGAGGACAATACGGAATTATTGATTCTTTCAATGAAGTTACAAAAGAATGTACAGTTAAAAAAGAATTTGATAACACACCAGGGTTCCAACACTTTTTAGGTGGATTTGCAATTGAAAAAGAATTAGATCCATCAACAAAATATTTTATTGAACCAAGAATAACTTTCAGTGAACCACCATACTCTAGTTCAACAGCGTCTATTCCATTAAATGGAGAATACGTATTAGGTGCTTCAAGAAGAGTTACAAACACAAACGTAACTGTATTATTAGGTAATGGTAGAGGATTAAGATCAGTTGATTCTACTAACTGGACTGTTGCAAACAGTGTACCAACACAAAACTGGAACAGTTTAGAAGGCGGTGCTAATAACTTTATGGCAACTTCAAGTGCAGGTGGTGTAGCAAGATCACAAGACGGTGCTAACTGGAGTGACATATCAGGCAACATAGGTGCTGATATTTTCAGAGGTTGTGCATGGGAAAATGTATCTGCACAATGGGTTGTAGTTTCAGAAACAGGTGTTGTATACACATCAGGTGACGAAGGAAACACATGGACGTCAGTTCAAGTTGAACCATACGATGGATCAACAGCAGTGTTTTCAAAAATTGCGGCTGGTAATGGTTTAATTATTATAGGTAATGACTTTGGTCAAACTTGGGAATCAGTAGACGGCGGTACAACATGGGAGTTGGCGGCTAATATAGGTGGTGATAGATATCTATTACAAAAATTAACTTTCACAGGAGATAAGTTTATAGCATCAGTACAAGATTCACCATTTGATGATTCAACATCAGTGAACAAATTTTTTGTATCAAATGCGAATGCGGCACAAAGTTCAACAAGTGCTATCACAGTTTGGACTGAATCAGAAACACCTCCACACTCAGGACCATACATGAAAGTAACAAGTTCACAAGGAACTTTTGTTGCTATAACTGGAAATGGTGAAGTAGCATATTCATATGATGCAGTAAGTTGGAAACAATTAACAACATTAACAGGAACCTTTACAGGTATAATAGGCGGCAGAAATGCTGGAGGTTATTTTGTTCCAATAAAACAAGGAACAATAACAAATTTAACTGTACTTAAAAAAGGTGCTCCACCTTTAGCAAGAGTCATAACAAATGCAGGAAAAGTTTCTAAAGTACAATTATTAGACACAGGATCAGGTTATTCAACAGCACCAACAATCACAATCAGTGACAACGTGAATGTGTTAGACGTGGCAGTTGAAGCAAGAATAGCCAGCGGTGTATTAAGTCAACCAACGTTCACAAACAGAGGTACAGGATTTATAAATGTAAGTGCAACTGTTACAGGTGACGGTTTTGCTGATGAATTCCAATTAGGAAAAGTTGTACAAATAAAAGATTTATCAAGAGAACCTGGACCAGGTGACTTGTTGTACATCAATGGTATTCAAGATCAAATTTACAGAGTAACACAGATTACAAACGTTGCAGGCGTGGCTCCAAATCTTACAGCAACATTTAGAATTTCACCGAGTTTAAAATCTAACGAATCTCCAGTGCATGAAAATACAATGACAATTAGACAACAGTATTCACAAATTAGATTAACTGGACACGATTTCTTAGATATTGGAACTGGAGGAGTAACAACAACTAACTATCCAGAACTTTATACTAATGCTGGATTTACAGACGGTTACGAATCACAATATGCTAGAGAAACTTCTGACAATGGCGGTGGTAGAGTTTTCTACACATCAACTGACCAAGATGGTAACTTCCGTGTTGGTGAATTATTTGAAGTTGAACAGGCAACTGGTATTGTAACACTAAACGCAGACTTATTCAACTTATCAGGACTTTCAGAATTAGCATTAGGTGGTGTTGTACTAGGTGGTACAGAAGTTGTAATTAGAGAATTTTCAACTGATCCTACAATGTCAGCAAATTCAGACAATGTTGTACCAACACAAAAAGCGATTGTAACTTATATTGGTTCAAGAGTTTCAGGTGGTGGTGCTAACTTGAACGTTTCAGGTTTTAGAGCAGGACAAATTAAAGTAAGAAATAAAGAAATATTTAATGAAGCATTTCCAGAAACAGGACAAATTGTTATAGACAGAATTGCTAATTTAAATGGTGGATTTTCAGGCTCATTGTTAGCATTGAACTTTTTCACTGGCGGTGTAGCAAGTACAGAATTAAATGAAGGAGATCCGGCTAGTGCTATTGATAGTTCTAACGGATATGGTCAATAATGATAAATAACTACAATAAGAGGATATATTAACCCATGGCTGAGTTTAAATTAGGTAGAATACGTTTTGTTTGGAAAGGTGCTTGGTATACAAGTGCCCTTTATTCAGTAGATGATGTTGTAAGATATGGTGGTAGAACATACATTTGTATAGTAAACCACACGTCTGACGCAGAATTCCAAGTAGATTTAACAGCGGCAAATTGGGCATTGATGTCCGATGGTCAAGAATGGAAAGGTGACTGGGGAGTAAACACAACATACAAACCAAATGATGTTGTAAAATACGGTGGTTACATTTATATTTGTAACACAGGTCACACTTCAAATGCAGATGTTAACATTGGACTAGAAGGCGACATTGCAAAATGGGATCTTTTCATTGAAGGTTTTGATTACAAAACAGACTGGGCTATAAGCACAAGATACAAAGTAAACGATTTAGTAAGATACGGTGCAACTGTATATCTTTGTACAACAGAACACACATCAGCGGCAACATTGGCTGATGGTTTAGAATTAGATATTGCAAAATGGGAAGTGTTTGCAAAAGGATTTAACTGGTTAAACACTTGGGCAATAAGCACAAGATACAAACCAAATGACACAGTAAGATATGGTGGACAACTTTATGTTTGTATCACTGGACACACTTCAGCAGGCACAGTAGCATCAGGTTTAGAAAATGATCAAGCAAAATGGCAATACCTACACAAAGGTATTGAATATTTAGGTGTTTGGGTAACAGCAACAAGATACAAAGTTAATGATGTTGTTAAGTATGGTGCTAACTTATGGATTGCAACAGCGTCACATACAGCAGGTGCATCATTGGCGGCTGACGAAGCCAACTGGGACATTTTTATTCCAGGTTTAGAATTTGAAGATTCGTGGAGTTCATCTACACAATACCAACCAGGTGACATTGTTACTTACGGAGGTTACCAATACGTTGGATTAAGAAATAACTTAAACAAAGTTCCATCAACAGAAACTGCTGATTGGGATTTATTTGTTACAGGTTTCAGTTTAAAAGGAGATTACAACAACGCAACTGCTTACAAAACAGGAGATGTTGTTAGAGTTGGTGGTACAACTTACATTGCTATCGCTGACACAACAGGAAATAGACCACCAAGTGTACTACACTGGGATAAACTAAACGAAGGTTTATACTGGAAAGGTACTTGGGGCAATGCGGCTGTTTATGACAAAGGCGATATTGTAAGAGGATCAGTAAACACAGACACTTCTTACATTTGTATTACAGCACACACTTCAAACAATGTTGGACCAGCAACAATTAATCAACCAGATTATGCACCAGGGGCTGGTGTTGACACATCTGTTTGGCAATTGTTAGCAGGTGGACCAGAAAATGATGTGTTATCAGCAGAAGGTGATATTTTAATTTACGGTGCTTCAGGACCAGCAAGATTACCGATTGGTGCTTCAGGACAAGCACTTGTTGTTAATGCGGCAGGTACATTACCTGAATGGGGATTTGTTGGACAAGTAGATCAAGTTTACTATGTAGGTCCAGGCGGTGTTGATACTCCGGCTCCAAATGCTGGTGTTACACTAGACAGTCCATTTAAAAATGTAAGATATGCACTTCATCAAATTGATCAAGGACCAAGAAATCCACAAGGTGTAAACTTATTAAACAGAAACAAAGCATTCATACAAGATGAAGTTATTGCTTGGATTAATGTTCAAATTGCTGGTAATATTTCACCATTCACAAACGCATTTACATACGATGCAGTGAAATGTAGAAGAGATATAGGTATTCTTATTGATGCTACAATTAATGATTTGAAAAAAGGCGGAAATGTTCAATCAAGAAAAGCGGCTTTACAATATTTCACACCAGCAGGTGCGTCATACGTAACTGGACAAGTAGCAGAAACTTCAGCGGCAATTGTTAGAGCGGCATACATTGCTCAACAAGTGGTTGTGAATTCAACAGGATATACACCATCACAAGGTACAACACTTCAAGTATCTGATTTGACTAAGGTAGCAGAATCAACAGTTGTTGCAGACATAGAAACATTAATGACATTGTCATCAAATGCAATTACGGCTGGTAACATCAACAGTGTTCCTGCAAAATTATCACCTCAAATAACTTTAAATGTTAAAACAGGTACGTATTATGAAATACTTCCAATGTATGTACCAAGAAATTGTGCTGTGGTTGGAGATGAATTAAGATCAACTAACATCAGACCGGCGGCTTCAGTGGTTGCAAATGGTGATGTTGCATACAGTTTACAAGGTATTCAACGTTTAGAAGCAATCATCAGTGATGTTGTTCAAAACAATGCTGTTACAGTAACACCATCAGGTGGTATAATAACAACTCCAACTGGTGCAAGTTTAGGTTACCAAGGTGCTGGTTTAATTGAAGGTACAGGAACAGTTAACACAACAGCGTCTGCTTCAGGAACAGGTGCTACATTTACATTGACAACAAACGCATTTGGTTTCGTTACAGGATTAACTGTATTGGCTCCAGGACAAAATTATGTAGTAGGTGAAACAGTTACTATTCCTTCAACAGAAACAATTAACAATCCAAGTACTGGTGACACAGCGATTGGTGAAACAATCACATTCCAAGTGTTAACAGTAACATCAGGAAACACAGTTACACAAAACACAGCAGTGCCGGCAGGTAGTGCGGCGGCAGGTAGTGCGGCGGCGGCAATTGTTGACAATGTTGAGAAATATATTGACTTTAAAATTAATGCCAACGGTACAGAGCCGACAGCAACAGGTTCAAACGTGGCAGAAACAACTGCTGGTTACACAGATGCACGTCTAAGATTATTAGCCAACAGAGACTTTATGGCTAAAGAGTGTGCAGAATTTGTGAAAAGAGCAAATCCAGGTTATGTGTTTGGTCAAAACGACTGTGAAGACGATATTAAAGATTACGTAGACGGAGTTATTCACGATTTAGAGTACACAGGAAACTATGCATCATTAAAAGGTGCCAAATGGTATGTGAATGCTGTACAAGGTTCAACAACTTCAGACATGTTCTACATGAGACAAGCGACAGGTTTAAGAAATGCCACTGTACAAGGACTAACAGGTTCATTGGGAGCGGCAAACAGTTATGGAACAAAACGTCCATCAGCGGGTGCTTTTGTTTCTCTTGATCCAGGATATGGTCCAACTGATACTAAAACATGGATTGCAACTACAACTGCTGGTACACAACAGTTTACACCAGGAACAGGAACAACTTATGATCCTGCAACAGGATTAACTGAATTAGCAATTGGTACACACAAATTACAACCAGGTGAAACTGTTAGACTTACAACAGCAGGTATAACATTTAGTTGTACTCAAGACGGCAACGTTTCTCAGATTGGATATCCTAGAGCATCTGACCCGGCGGCAGGTAAAGAATTAACAGTTTTATCAGTAACTACGACATCAATCACTGTAAATGTTGGAGCAAGTCCAGGAGGACAACAATATCCTCACACATTTGTTAGTGCAACTGCAAACTCAGTACAAGAAGAAACAATAACTAGAGCAGGTGGAAGATCACCATACATCCAAAACGTTACAACATTTGGAACAGGTGCTGTAGGACAAAAAATTGACGGAGATTTACACGCAGGTGGTAATGACTCTATGGTATCAAATGACTTTACGCAAGTAATATCAGATGGTATTGGTGCATGGATTACAAATTTAGGAAGAGCAGAACTTGTATCTGTGTTCTCATACTACGGACACATTGGATACCTTGCAGAGACAGGTGGAAAAATACGTGCTACAAACGGTAACTCATCATATGGTGATTTTGGTTGTGTGGCAGAAGGTGTTGATCCAACTGAAGTTCCTGTAACAGGTAAAGTTAACAACAGATCAACTGACGCATTAGTAGATGCTGTATTCACAGACGGTGAACAAATACTTGCACTTGAATATGGAAATGCAGGTAGAGAATATTCAAATGCTACTGTAACAATTACAGGTGATGGTTTTGGATTAAACGGTGTTGCGGCAACTTACAATACAGGCGGAGTATACAAAATTAGATTAACAGAAACTCCTGCTTCTGATCCATCAGATTTAGGTGGTAAAGGTTTTGTAACTACTACAAACTCAGGACAAACAGGTACAACAACACAAATTACTTTAGCGGCGGCAGATTCAGCGGCAAGTGGAGTTTATGTTGGAATGGCTTTATTTGTAACAGAAGGTAAAGGTGCTGGACAGTACGGTTACATTGACACTTACAATTCATCTAGTAAAATTGCAACAATTAAAAAATTCTCAGATGACTCAGCAGGTTGGGACACATTAGGTGGCAAAGCAGTTGAGGCAACACTAGATTCAACAACAATTTACGAAATTACTCCAAGAGTAGTAATAGGTGCTCCAGATAACGATGGTTCAACTGCGGCAAGACAAGCAGTTGCTAGAGCAGTTGTTACAGGAGAAGTAATTTCAAGTGTTAGAATATTAGATTGTGGTGCTTCTTATACAAGTGCACCAACTGTAACATTTACGGATCCAAACAACACTACAGAAGCGCCTGTACAAGCATACATCGGCGATGGTGTTTTAGGTCAACCAACATTTGTTGCAAGAGGTTCAGATTATGTAACTGCTTCTGCTACAATTACAGAGCAAGGTTTACAAGCAACTGTTACAGCAATTACTAAGGCATCACCTGCAGTAGTAACAGCAGTGGCACACAACTACAACACAAATGACAAAGTTAAATTTGATGGTATTCTTGGAATGGTAGAATTGAATACTGGTGTGTATTATTATGTTAAAGTTTTAACAGTAGACACATTTGAAATTTATGCAGACTACGAAATGACAACTCCAATTGATTCAACTGGATACACAACATATCTAAGTGGTGGTACAGCAGAATTATTTGGTGGATTTAGAGATGATTATCAAACAGGAAAATATATTGCTGTTGAAAATTTAACTTCAATTCCAAGAGCAGGATCAAACATTGAGTTTGGACATTTACCAGGACAATATTTCAAACTGGTTGCTGTTAATCAACAACTTGGAACACAAACTCCATTCACAGGATTATTACAAGTTTCACCAGATATTAAATCTTATGAAGCACCAGAACATGGACAATCTTTAGAATTAAGAATCAGATACTCACAAGTTAGATTAACAGGACATGACTTCTTGGATATTGGAACAGGTAACTTTGCAAGTACAAACTACCCTGGTTTACCTGGACAGAATCCAATTCCTGCAAATGAAACTGTTGAAGGTGGTGGAGGAAGAGTATTCTTTACTTCTACAGACCAAGACGGTAACTTTAGAGTAGGAGATTTATTCTCTGTAGAACAAGCAACTGGTATTGCTTCATTGAATGCTGATGCATTTAACATATCAGGACTACAAGAATTACAGTTGGGTGATTTAGCATTAGGTGGAACAAGTGCTTCTATCAATGAATTCTCAACTGATGGTACAATGGCGGCTAATTCAGACGCAATTGTTCCGACACAGAGAGCAATTAGAACATATATCGCTTCACAAATTGGTGGTGGTGCTAGTTCGCTCAATGTTAACTTGATTACTGCAGGACTAGTGGTAATTACTGGTAATACGATAAGTACAAGTAACAACGTAGGGATCAATTTCCAAAGCGTCACTAACTTCACAAAAGGAGTTACTGGTGTACCGATTGCGATGAACTACTTAATACATAGTTAAAGGAGAAAAAAACGATGGCTTCAGGAAGAATAGGAAAAGCAGATCTTTTAGCCGCTACTAATACGACTGTATACACAACGCCTGCTGACACTTTTACGGTGGCAACGGTATCGTTTTGTAACAGAGGTAACCAAGCGGTTACAGTTAGATTAGCGGTGGCAGATACGGCTACACCGGATAACTCAGAATATGTTGAATATGAAACAGAAATTTTGAGTCATGGTGTGTTAGAAAGAACTGGTTTAGTACTGTCAGCAACGCAATTATTGGTAGCACATTCAAGTGCAACTAACGTAAGTGCAGTTGTAAGCGGTATTGAAACAAGTACAGCATAATTTTAAGGTAAATTATATAAATAGTATAAAGAGTACTAATAAAGGAAACAAAGACAATGGGAAGATACATATCAACAACTGGAACTGCTGGCGTAGTCACTAAACAAGTGGCGACAACTTACCAAGCAGTGGTAAATGATAGAATCTTAGCAGATAGTGCCGCGAGCACTTTCACAATCACGTTACCTCTAAATGCTTCTTTGTTGATCAATGACACAATTCAAATCATTGATGCAACTTCGAACTTTGGAACTAACGCGGTTACAGTTGCTAGGAACGGTTCACTAATTCAAGGTTCAGCAGACGACTTAACAATGGACTTAAATGGTGCAATCGCAACTTTGATTTACACTGGTCCGACTTATGGTTGGATAATTGGTGCTGTATAATTTTTTATAATTTTATTATATTAAATTTACATCATTAAACACTTGGAGAAACAAAAACAATGGCGAGTTTAAAATCATTACTTGGAACTAAACAGGACGCTTTCGTCTCGGTTGAGGAATCTAATCTAGAAAAAGGACGTATCTACGTCTACACACCTGGAACTAACTATTCTAGAATGTGGTGCGGATTTTGTTTCCACCCAGATGTAGCAGGTACTGCCATAGTAGAAATATGGGGTGCAGGTGGATCAGGTGCAGAAATGTGCTGTTGTGGTTTTGGATTACCAGGCAACGCAGGTGCGTATGTCAAAAAACAAATTTCAATGTCTCCAGGAGATTATGTATGCGGATGTTTAGGACAAAGTTGTGGTAACTCCGACGCATTATGTTTCAGAGGTTGTTCAGAAGCCTCTCATGCAAGATTTTGTATAGCAAGTAACGAAACGTGTGCTTGTGCAGAAGGTGGAAAAGGTGGAATAACTTATTGTTCTACTAACTCATCTTTCTATTGTTGTTACAGAGCAAACGGTTTCTGTGTAACAAGAACAGATAACGATAACTGCGGAATTATTTGTAATCAATGCGACGGTTCATGGTGTGCTCAAGCATACGGTGGACAAGAAAATAAATGTGGAAGAATTTCATGTGTATCAGCATTTGGTTGTTATCCATCATGTATTTGTATGTTCCATCATCATATACCTACTCCATCAGGAATGGGTTCAAAAGAAGGTAGAATGATCACTTACACAAATGATGACAATAATGGAACACAGAATTGGTCAGGTATGGGACACTATCACCATTTAGCGAATTTAGGTTCAGGAAGATTTCCAACAGGCGGTGTGCCTTGGGGAAGTTGTTGGGACGGTGGAAGAACTTGCGGATGTTATCAAAACGATGGTTGTATACCTCAGATGCCGATTGGTACAGGAGGAAGAGGACCTAACCCATGTCCAGGTGTTAGAGATCACGCAATCAGAGGTGGACACGGAGGAGTGCGAATTAAATTCGTAAGTTAATTTTATGGCTAGTCTAACAACATTACTTCAAACCAAATACGATTTTTCAGTAGGAAATGAAACTAACCTTGAAAAAGGTAGAATTTATCAATATTACCCAGGTACATCAAGAGGTACAAACTTTAGATGTCACGTATGTTTTATAGCACCATCAGATGGTACAGCAGAAATAGAAGTATGGGGTGCTGGTGGATCAGGTGCTAAGATGTGTTGTTGCGGTGGAGGAATTCCAGGTAACCCAGGTGGTTATGCAAAGAAAACAATCACAATGGTTGAAGGTTGTTACATTTGTGCAATAATTGGTTTATCGTGTGGTAACTCAGATAATTTATGTTTTAGAGGCTGTTCAGAGCCAACACAAATATGTTGGTTTGGAAATGGCGGTGCAGATGGATGTATATGTGCTCAAGGTGGAATTGGTGGAAGAACTTGGTGTTCAACTGGTAGTTCAATTTATTGTTGTGCGGTAGCGGCAAACTATTGTAACACACAAGGCGGTGATTCATATTGCGGTATTGTTTGTAACTTTATGGATTCTGCGGCTTGTCCTCAGTTCTGTGCTTTTGCTTATGGCGGAGACACAAACTGTTATGGCGGTTTCAGTTGTCACTATTTCAGAGGATGTCAACCAAACTGTAACTGTAGACAAGTTCCAGTTAATAGATTCCCACCAGGAATGATTTCAACACTAGGCGGAGAAGTACACTACACAATGGATTCAGACTCAGGAAGATCACAATGGTCAGGAATGGGTGGATGGATGTATGCCTCACATGGTTTCAATTTAGCAACACGTAACCCTACAACAGGCGGTCCTTACACTGGTTGTTGGGAAGGTAATAGAAGTTGTGGTTGTTACGATATGCAAGGTTGTAACACTTTCTATCCAGCAGGTATTGGTGGACAAGGTCCAACACCTTGTGATGGCGTAAGAGATCACGCTCACAGAGGTGGACATGGATTAGTTAGAATTAAATTTATATCAACAACAAATGATTACGATTTGGATGCGGCACCGTAGGTCAACTAGATAGGATAAATATTATTATGGCAAGTTTAAAAGGATTATTAACTACTAGAAACCCAGCAGAGATGATTGAAAACAATCTCGAAACTGGTTACATTTATTCATACACATCAGGTACAAACTACACAAAATTTTGCAACGGTATTTGTTGGACAGCAAACGTTGATGGCGTAGCAACTATCGAAGTTTGGGGTGCTGGCGGATCAGGTTCAAGAATGTGTTGTTGTGGAGACGGATTACCAGGAAATGCTGGTGCATACGTTCAAAAGAAAATTACAGTACAAGCAGGTGATACAATGACTGGTCAAACAGGACACAGTTGTTACGCTCACCCACTATGTCACTCAGGATGTTCAGAACAATCAGACGTTTGTTGGGTAACAGCCGCAAACGGTAATGGCTGTATTTGTTCAAGAGGTGGTTATGGTGGTAAATCTATGTGTACAACAGGAAGTTCATTATTTTGTTGTTACAGAGCACAAGGTTTCTGTTATACAAAATGCAACAATGACAACTGCGGAACAGTATGTAACGTATGTGAAGGTCACTGGTGTTCATTAGGATACGGCGGAGATACTGGCAAGAACTGTTGCGGACAGTTTTCATGTGCTAGTTTCTTTGGATGTTGTCCACACTGTAAGTGTAGATTCCAACAACACGTGGCTACACCGGCAGGATTATTTTCAGAAGAAGGATCATTAATTACGTTCCAAAAAGAATCAGATGGAACGCCAATGTCACAATGGTCAGGAAACCAACTATTTCAGTGGTATGCGGCACTTAACTTGGCAACAAAAACACCAAGACAAGGTAACCCAGATGCACACTGTTGGAGATCAACAAGATCTTGCGGATGTTATGAGATGCAAGGTTGTAACAATTATCTACCTGTGGGAGCAGGTGGGCTATCACCTAACCCATGTCCAGATGTAAGAGATCACGGAATTAGAGGTGGATTTGGTGGAGTAAGAATCAAGTTTGTTCCATCAAGTTAATAGTAATTTGATAAATAAAAGTATAAGAGGATAAAAAAATGGCAATAGAAAAAGCATTCAAAATAGCAATACCAAATGAACCATACGTGAACGACTTTTCTGATGGTACAGAACAAGACGCAGTTTACAATGGTGAAAGATATCTTAAGTTTCAATACAACGCAACTACAGGCGTAATTGTTAATGTTATTGGCGGTGGTGACACTGAAGAAGAAATGGTTGCTAATGAAGGTCCTGTAATGGAAGGTCATCTTCCAGGAGTTATAGATGCAGATGCGGCTCCTCTACACGCGGCAATGATTCACAGAACTTATGATTCAGGTGAAAAAGCAGATTATTCAGAAGACTTAGGCACAACAGATTCAGAAGGTGCCGCAGAAACTTGGGAACACGTATGGAACAACAACATGGGTTTACTTGCACAAATTTGGAATTTAGAAACAATCAAATATGTTGACAATGCAATAGTAACACCAGAGTTTAGAACACACGGAACAACAGAAGCACAATTTACAGACAGTATTACAAGTCAAGTAGCGGCTTGTGACACAGAATTAGCAAGAGCTGACGTGTACACAGACGATGAAAAAACAGCCATCACAGCACACAAAACTTTCCTAGAAGGAATAGCAACAAAGTATGCTGGTGTATCTTTTTGGAAAATTCCTTTTCCATCACAACCAAACTTTAAGTAATCACTTTTAGTCCACACTCATTCTAACTAGCAATAAATATTTCTAGTTATGGAAGGTTTGCGAGATCAATTAAATAAATTCCCGTTCGAGATGGAAATTCCTGACGAACCTTATCTTGATAATTTCAGTCAAAACAGATCACAAACAGCATATTACGTTGGTGATAGATATCTAAAATTTGCAGTTAACGAAGCCACAGGACTTGTTGGTGAATGTTTGTGGAGAGCACCTACATTAGAACTGTTGGAAAAAAGAATATGTCATCCAGAACCAGGTCATTATGTAATCACACTTGATGCAAAAGAAAATCCTTGGGAAGCATCTTATATGACAAACACATATCAACACGAACCAGTTGCTAATTATGAAGAAAATGTTGGACAACTTGACAGTGAAGGCAATCCAATTTTATGGGATTACTCTTGGGGTCATGTTATAAATCAAATTTACTACATAAACGATTTAAAATACATTGACGGAAAGTTTGTAAAACCAGCATTCAGATTTCACCAACACACCAACGAAACAGTTTGGAAAACTGTTGCAGATCACATAGAAATGTGTACAAGAGAATTAGAAAGATTGGTATATCAACCAGAAGAAAAGACAGCAATTGAAGATTGCAAAGCAGGCTGGATCGACATAAGAGATAATTTTCAACACGTGCATCATTGGAAACTAAAATACCCAGATATGCCATTAATAAAACCATAGAATCACTATTATAATCACACAAAAAGTTAATCTATAAGTAATTGTATCAAATGAACACAGAACAAAAAAGACCTAAAGCATTTTTACTTAACGGAGGAATGGGAAGAATTATTTCTGCTATTCCTGCCTTAGAAAAATATCAAGAAGAAGGAAATGATCCAAATTTTATTATTGTTATTGAAGGAGTGTGCGACATATTAAAAGGTCATCCAACATTAGATTCAAAAACATATGATATGTATCATAAAAATTTATTTCATACAAAATTAGTTAACATGGATATTGTAAGTCCTGAACCATACAGAGTACATGAATATTTTAATCAAAAATGTAATATTGCTCAAGCATTTGATGTATTAATAAACAACAAAGGTATTAGAGATTTACCTAAACCAACATTGGTATTAAACAAAGAAGAATTAATTGCTGGAAAAAAAGCAATAGATGACACAAAAGAAAAATTAAAAAAAGAAAAAGTTGTTATTATTCAACCTTTCGGAAGAGCAATACAACAAATAGATGGTTCTTTTGTAGATAAAACAAACAGAAGTATTGAGTTTTTTAATTTAAAAAATATTATTAAAAAATTACAAGAGAAAGACTTTGCAGTTATGTTAATGGCTGAGTTTGGAATTGATTTTAAAGATGCTGGATTTCCAGACGAAGTAGCAATGCCTGAAAAAGTAGAATTAAGACAATGGGCGGCAATAATAAAATATGCTGATCATTTTTTAGGTTGTGATTCTTTAGGACAACACATGGCTTACAGTTTAGATACACCCGCAAGTGTTGTGTTTGGTGCTACATATCCAGAAAACACATCATATGCTAAATCAGAAAAATTTAATCATATAGACCTAGGACAAATGACACGCGAATATGATCCAATTAGAATAACAATGGACGAAAGAATTAGTAGAAAACAAGAACAAATAATGACCATGACTCCTGAGATAGAGGATTATGTTGTTGCCGCTTGTAATGGTGACCCAATAGAGGAATAAAAATGGACGATATAGAACAATATAACAAAACAGGATACATTGCCGCAATTGCCAGAGGACACAATGCAGGTGTTTGTCTTTTAAAAGACGGTGAAGTAGTTTTTTCAATTGAAGAAGAACGTTTATCTAGAAGAAAATATGACGGTGGACCATATGCATCAATGGTAGAAATATTGAAGTACACAGATAAAATTGATTACCTCGTTGTTGCTCACACACAATCTTTAGAAGATAGATCAACAGGCAGAGTTGATTATTCAGGTGACGATGTTTATACAGGTATGGCAAGAAAACTTGGATTAATTGATAGACACGTACAAGAAATAAAACACCCTCAAGTAATTGATTTAGCACACATTCATCACAAACTACATGCCGCCTGTGCTTTTTATAGATCAGGTTTTGATAAAGCAGTGGCAGTAATTGTTGACGGTGCTGGAACTTTTATTCCAATTAAAAATAGTATCTCAGGTGAAATGACAGTGTTTGAAGTTGAAAGTATTTTCAGTTGCGATTATCCTAATGATATTTTCGCACTGTACAAACATTATGGTACGGGAGAAGCAAGTCCAGGAGCATTTTATCCAGACTTTGCTTCTGATTCCATAGGTGAACCGGGCAAAACACACCAAGCATTATTCACAGACAGAGCAGGGATTGTAAAAGTTTACGAAGCAGTTACACAGTATTGTGGATTTTCGGCAATCGAAGCAGGAAAGACAATGGGATTATTTCCATATGGTAAACCAAACGACCTGGTTCCTAAACTTTTTAAGAAAGAAGGATACTATTCTTTATCAGATAGAAATTTTATTATTCCAACATATCCTAATGCCTCAATAGTTAACAGTGGACTTTATCCTTATATTGATGAAAACCCTGCGTCAGAGAAAAAAGATGATTGGACAACATTACAAAACAGAAGAGATTTAGCATATGCAGTTCAAACAGAATCACAAAAAGAATGTTTAGATTTAATCTACAAAGCAGTACAGTTAAGTGGTTGTAAAAATGTTGTATTCTCAGGAGGATATGGACTAAACTGTGTTGCCAATTACTATTATTTAGAACAATTAAAGAAAGACGGTATAAACTTTTATGCTGAACCAGTGTCAAACGATGCAGGGACGGCAATGGGAGCGGCAATGTTGTTTTATTACAGTCTTACACAGTCTAAAGAAAAGAAAGTAGACGAACCAACACTTTATCTTGGACCAAAAAGAACATACACAACAGATCAAATTGAAAACGTATGCAATCAAGAAGGTGTAGAACTTACAGATGCAACCAATGAAGAAGTTGTAAAAATTATTACTGATAAAAATATTGTTTCAGTGTTCCAAGGAGCCAGTGAAAATGGACCTAGAGCATTGGGTAACAGATCAATATTATACGATCCAAGAGATCCAGATGGTAAAGACCATGTAAACAAAGTAAAACATAGAGAATACTTCAGACCTTTTGCTGGAACTATATTGCACGAGTATGTGCATGAATGGTTTGATTTAAGAGGTATGGACGAAACTCCGCATATGATGTATGCAGTGAATTGTCAACCAGGAATAGAAGAAAAAATACCTAGCATTATTCACGTTGACGGAACTTGTAGAATACAATCTGTGAAAAGAGAACAAAATCCTTTGTATTATGACCTAATAAAGGAATTCCATAAACAAACAGAATGTCCTATAATTTTTAATACGTCATTTAATTTAGGTGGAGAACCATTAGTAGAAACATTAGAAGATGCTGTAAGAACATTAATACACAGCGAAATAGAATATTTGTTTTTGCCTGAATATAACAAATTAATAAAGGTAGCAAACAAATGAGTAAAAAAACAGCAATATTTTTAAACGGTGGCGCTGGTAGAATGATAAGTTCTATTCCAGCAGTAGAAAAATACCTAGAAGAAAATCCTGAAAAGGACCCTATACTAGTTTGTGAAGGCGGAACTGATGCTTTTAAAGGTCATCCTAAATTGTATTTTAGAGCATATGACAGTTGGCATAAAAATTTATTTCAAGAACTTCTTAAAGAAAGAGAATTAATTAGTCCTGAACCGTACAGGATTTGGGAATATTACAATCAAAAATGCAGTCTTGCTCAAGCATATGATATCGCTATTAACAACAAAGGCATTAGAGATTTACCAGCACCAACTATAAGATTAAGCAAAGAAGAATTATTAATGGCAAGAAAAATGATTGCTGAAGTAAAAGATAAAACAGGCAAAAACAAAATTGTTGTAGTTCAGCCATTTGGAAGAGGTGCTCAACCTGAAAATTTAACTGAAAAACAAATGAAAGAAGGCAAACAGCCAGAAATTACAGATGTTACTGGCAGAAGTATAGAACTAAAAAATATTTGGAGTCTTGTACGTAAATTATCTAAGAAGTACGGAGTTATGATGATGAGTGAATTCCCATTAGAATTTAAAAATCATATGTCTGCTCCAGTGGCAACTCCAATGAACGTACACATAAGAATATGGATGGCAGTCATAAAACAAGCAAATCATTTTGTTGGTTGTGATTCAGTTGGACAACATCTTGCTTACGCATTCGACGGCACTGCAACGGTGCTGATAGGATCCACATATCCCATAAACACATCATTTCCTGAAGCAGATAATTTTGATATTATTGATCTTGGATTAGATGATAGAGTTTATTCACCTATAAGAATTACCTCAGATGAGTTTAGTGATAGGCTGAATGAAGGTATTATGGCTATGGATGACCAGAAAGAAGACAGTATTATCAGGTCAGTTGAAAAGATGCTTAAACACAGCAAAAACAAGCAGTAATACCCAAAATACAGTAGTAATACAATAGTTCTAGAATAGGTAAATACACTATAATAAGGATTATTCTATATGTTTGATGTATCAAGATTTTTTGGAAAAGGTGACAGAAATACTCTGTTAATGAAGAACGGGCTAAACCTGTCTTACAATGGTCCATATTCTGTAGTAGAAGAAGGCATGATTTTAGACCAATGGCACGTGAACACATTTACCACAGCAGAATACACAATCAGTGTAGACTATGACACAAACAATAAAGAAATTTTAAAAGTACTTGTATCAGCAAGTCCAAATCAAAGCAGTCTATCAATATATGGTAGATCAAATCTAGGGAATAAATTAATCAAGATCGATAGCGAAGTTAACAATTCATATGTTCGAATCAAGATAAACCCAGCAGACAAAAGTGCAACAGAAAAATACACTGGTTCTAAGATTATCTTTGGTGCAACATATTTTGCTACATTGAATGCTTTGGTTGGAGGTACGCAAGTAACAGAATAATAAATATGGATATAACACAATGGCAGTAGTTTTTAAACCTTTCGAAACAGATTACGGATACAAGTCACCCGGATT